GGAGAAGCTCTTTGCTCTCTTGTGCATGAACCAAAAAACTAAGGTTGTCAAAATAAGCCACGAAGCCATCGGGAATGCGTGGGGAATTTCCAAGCAGGCCGTTGCAAAATGGGTCAAAATGGGATGCCCAACTTCGTCGGTCGAAGCCGCAACAAAATGGCGCGACGAATATTTGCAGGCATCGGGCAAAGCCGCACCAGCTACGCTGAACGAAGCGCGACTTGAAAAGACTTTGCTCGAAAGCGAACGCATCCGCGTCCGCCTTCAGCAAGACAGGGGCGAGTTGGTCGAGATCGCCGTAGTGCGCGAAGCCGGTATCCGCATCGGCGCTATCTTCAGCGCCAAGCTAGCGGCATTGGTGAACGACGCATCGGGCGCATTAGCCGGACTCGACGAAGCGAGCTTGAGAAAGAAGCTACATGAGCGCACGCAAGCGATCTTGGCTGAGATCCGAAATGAGCTTGAGAAGGTATAGCAGTTCAAACTAGGCTTGAACTATATGAAAAAAAAAGAACTCTGGAAAATTTACTCAAAGCGCAATCCTTCATTCGACGGTGAAGGAATGATAACGCTGTCCGCTGCGGGTCTTCGAAAGATGTTTGAAACGACGTGGGAAGTTGCAATGTATGACGGAGAAGAGGAGCCTATTTCTAAACAACCCGCGTCGGGGAATCTCGACGCGCTCAAGCAAATTTTTGGAATGCGATGAACCCACTTTCACAAGGCATCCGCGACGGAATAAAGTTAGCATTCGACGGAACCATTTTAGACTGGGCATCCGATCACGTCAGTTTTCCGAACTCAGATCGAGCTTCGCGCTTTGACCCTTCGGTGGCGCCTTGGCTCAACGCTCCGTTGTTGGCGGCAAGCGACGACGAGACGACGCAGGTATTTCTTCGCGCTCCGACTGGGGGCGGGAAAACTACGATGATGGAAACTTTGGCTTGCTTCATTGTTGCTCAGAAGCCGGGTCCGACTTTGTTCGTCGGTCAGACGGACGACATGGTGAAGGACTGGACAGAGTCGCGCTTGCTTCCCATCTTCAACGAATGCCAACCGGTCAAAGACCTGTTCCCAGAAGACCGGCACGCCTTGCGTAAGACCACGATCCTATTTCCGCACATGGTTCTATTCGCCGGAGGGGCGAACATGACCAACTTGCAAGAAAAGTCGATGCGCTATTGCATCGGTGACGAAGTCTGGAGATGGAAAGGTGGCATGATCAAGGAGTTGAAAGCTCGACATCACGACCGCTGGAACCGAAAGACGCTCTTGGTCTCGCAAGGATGGGACGCAGGACACGAAGCGGATGCGGAATGGGATAGCGGAACTAGGGAAGTCTGGGGCTGGACTTGTTCCCATTGTGGGAACTGGCAAAGATATCTGTTCGATCAGATCGAATACACGTCCGAACGTGACGAGAAGGGCGGCATTCTTTGGGATAAAGTGCAGGACTCGGTGAGAATGAAGTGCGAGCATTGCGAAACGCGCTATAAAGACGACGCAAGCACTAGACGAAACCTTGCAAATACTGCAACTTACCGTGCACTCAACCCACATCCGGTGCGCGGGCATCGCTCGTTTGAATATCCGGCCTACGCGGTCTGGTGGATACCTTGGTTCAGTATAGTCAAGGAATGGATCGAAGCCAACGAAGCCAAGTCATCCGGCAACCTGGAGCCGCTCAAACAATTTATTCAGAAGCGCAAGGCGCAGACTTGGCAGGACGAAGTAACGAGCGATCTGCCTGAGATTACTACCGGTGACTACGCGAAGGCGGAATATCTCGAAGGACAGAAAATCGACGGCGAGCATCGGCGCTTTATGTGCGTGGATAAGCAACGCGATCACTTCTGGTGCATCGTCCGCGCCTTCCGCGTTGACGGCTCGTCCATGCTATTGCATGAGTCGCGCCCGCTGACTTGGGAAACGCTCGACGCCATTCAACAGCAGTTCGACATTATGCCAAGATGCGTTGTTGTTGATGCCGGATACGACACTCCGCTCGTTTACGAACAATGCGCTCGGCGTGGATGGACGGCTTCGCACGGGTCGGGGCAGGACGGCTTTTATCATATCGACAACGGGCGCAGAACTAGGCGCTTCGTTTCAAAGATCGAAGGAGCGCAGGCGGGAAGCGATGGACTCAAGTGCGCGTATTTCTTTTTCTCCAACGAAGGCATCAAAGATAAGTTGGCGTCACTTCGCCAGGCTGACGCCACGCCGAAGTGGGAAGTCGCGCGGGATGTTTCCGAGGACTACAGAAAACAAATGTTGAGCGAGATGAAGAAGGACGTGACGAACTCGAAAACGAAACAAGTTGAACAAAGATGGGTGCGCATCGGGGGCAGGCCAAACCATCTTTGGGACTGCGAATGTATCGCGCTCGCGTCCGCTATGCTTGCAGGCGTTTTGCCGATAGGGGAGTGATCAATTTCGTGGCGTTAGGAAAATAATCGAGCCGACGAGCTAGGTTTTAAGCGGCTCCGCAGGGGGCAAAAAATAATTTAATTTTTTTCTTTTCAAAAATAAAAAAACAGAAGATATTCAAAACATCGAAGGGCAAGAAGCCCAACGAAGAAAACCTAAAAAGAAAAAACAAAATGAAAACAGGAATCAACAAAGACGGAACACTCCAACCCCAGATCACAGTTACGCGTTACAGCGGAACGATTGTTGATAGATATAATGTCTATCTTGAATGCGCTAATGATGGGAAAGGTGGAGACATCACTCGCAACGGAGAGCCACTAAAAACTTTAGAAGAGTGGATTAACTCCTAACATCAACCGGCGCGGGTTCCATCCCCGCGCCTTTTCTTTTTTTTGACATCGCCAACATTTAAATGGCGATGAACAAATCATTTTTTGGCCTGCCGCTTGCAACTCTGCAAGAATTGCAGGGCGACTTTACGGCTTGCCTCAAGGCAATAGCCGTTGCAGGCGCGTCGTATAGCATCGCAGGGCGCTCGTTTACTCGCGCTAATCTTGCCGAGGTCGCGCAGACGATCAAGGAATTGCAAGCCGCTATTGACAATGCCAGCGGATCGCGTATAAGGAGATTCACTCCGACGTTTCCAACCCAGCGCCCATAATGCAAGACATCATCACAAAAGCCCTTTCTCTTGTCGCGCCGAAGGCCGCTCTCGACCGCATGGTCAACCAGGCGAAACTTCGCAATTTCGGGCGCTTCGATAGCGCATTGACGAGCGAAAAACGCGGGATCAGTCGCGGAGTGTCCGGCGGTGAGGATACGGCAGGAACTCGCGAAAGACTTTCGCTCATTCGAGCCGCTCGCGATCTCGCAGACAATTTTCCGCCCGTCCGTTCGTTGCTTCTCAAATTTGCAACCTACGTTTCGGGACGCATCGCCTATCAGGCCCGCACCGGCGATCATGAAGTCGATACCAAGATCGAAAAGTATTGGCAACGGTGGTGCAACGAGTGCGACTTTCTAGGCCGCCACAATTTTACCACATTGCTTCAGCTCGCAGTCACGGCAATGCTACGAGATGGCGACTGTGGATTTATAATTGTCCGCGACGGCGAAGACCTAAAGTTGCAAAGCGTCGAAGCCGACCGCATCGGCAGCCCTTACGACAGAACGGATACGGATAAATACATTGGCGGCATTAACGTAGACGATTATGGAAGACCCGTTTCATACACAATTTTTACGCGTACTATCAATAACCAGTATGTTTCTCCTGTTGATATTGTTGCAAAAGAGTTTATCCACTTGTTCGACGCAGCGCGACTTGACGAATATCGTGGGCGGAGTGCTTTCGCTACTGCGTTAAACGCAACTCGCGATCTGCAAGAAGCCATAAAAGCCGAAGTGCAGGCGATCAAATACGCAAGCTATCAAAGCGGCGTCATCACCACCGAGAGCGGCGCAGCGGATGCAGGCGACTATTTCGCGCGCGGCAACTCGAACGATCAAGGCCAAGTCGCACGCTTGCAGTCGCTCGACCCTGGAACGGTCAACTATCTCGGATCGGGCGAGAAGATGGAGATGTTCAAGTCGGATCGTCCGACGGGCGCATTCGGAGAATTTATCCGTTTGATTCAAGCTCATATTTGCATGGCAGTTGGCCTGCCCTACGGCTTCGCCTTCGACGCCGATAAGAGTGGGCCAATGGCACGCATGGAAGCGGCAATGGCAGAGCGCACATTCTTGCGGTGGCGTGGACTTCTTGAAGGCAAATTCCTAGACCGCATCAAGAACATTATCCTTCTCGACGCAGCCGCACGCGGACTCATTCCAGATTCCGAATACTTGCTAGATGGCCGCTGGTGTTGGCCTGCCAAGGTTAGCATTGACTACGGACGCGAAGCCAATGCAGATATCAACTTGTGGAAAGCTGGCTTGAAGACAGCTGGACAAATTTACTCCGACATGGGAGAAGACTACGAGGAAGCACTTCGCGCACGGGCGAAAGAAAGTGCAATGATCGTATCTCTCGCGAACGAGATGGACATTCCTGCGGAATACATTTCGGATTCTATCATTCCCATTCAAACCGTCGCTCCGGTCGCCGCGCCTATCGTGCAAGAAGAGCCACAGCCAGAGCCAATACAGACAGAGCAAGCCAAGCAAGTTGATCTTGCAGACGAGAACAAGCCAAGCAAGGGCATGGTCGAAGAGGCACTAAAGGGCTTGAAATGGCGCGAAGAATACAACCGAGGCGGAACTGCCGTAGGAGTTGCACGCGCTCGCGACATTTCCAACGGTAAGAATCTTTCGGACGATACCGTCAAGCGGATGTACTCATTCTTTTCACGGCATGAGGTTGATAAAAAAGGCCAAGGATTCACGCCAGATGAAGACGGGTTCCCATCCGCAGGCCGCATTGCATGGGCATTGTGGGGCGGAGACGCAGGCCAAGTTTGGGCCGCTGACAAAGTCAAAGGGATGCAGGCATCGCAACCCGAACAGATGAAAGTATCGCTTGCCGTTCGCGATCCGTTCGGACGCATCACCGGATTTGAAACAAAGCATGAGCTTGTTATGCCGACGCCCGAAAGAAACGAAGAGCAAGACGATTTCATAGGCCGCTGCATGGTGAGCGGAACGATGTCGATCGAATATCCAGACGAGAGCCAACGCACCGCCGTGTGCATGGCACAATGGGAGAAAAAATAAATGATAATCCAAGGAATTGCACTTGAAGCTAAACGGGCGCTGATCTCAGGCGTTCACCAACCTGGAGACGACTACCGCATTGCATTCTATTCGGCATCGGCAAAGGTCGGGCCACAAACAAAAGCCTACGTCACCGAAGGCGAGATCAAGGGCAAAGGCTACAAGGCCGGAGGCGTAAAGCTCAAGGGGTTCAAGACCGGCAGCATCGGGAAAAATGCTTTTATGACGTTCGACGATATTGAACTAAAAAACGCAACATTCAGCGTATCGGGCGCGATGGTTTACAATGCCAGCAAAGGCAACGCAACCTTGTGCGTCCTCAACCTCGGCGGCGAGCGCCACGTATTCGACGGCGCATTTGAACTCAAATTCCCGAAGCCAACCGAAAACAATGCATTGATTTTACTCGCATAAATATGAAACCGACAAACCCAATTATCATCGACGGAGAAACCTACGACATTTACACGATCAACCTTGCGATCACGTCCGTTGTGAATGCAGACGCAAGCGAAGACGCCAATGTTTCAATGCGCTTGCTTCCTACACGGGTTGCGAATGGCGAGGTTATCGTTGCTGATGCTTATGCTCGCGTCATGTTGCTAGGCAGCGTCGATAACGTCGATCTCGCAACGAAGACCGCCGTTGCTCAAATTTCAGCAAGCATTCAAGAATTTATCTACGAGAAGGGTCTGTAAAAAATGGCGCTTATTATTTCAGCGGCAACGGGGAATTTTAACGCAGGGGCAACTTGGATCGGAGGCATTGTTCCGGGTGCAGCGGACGAAGCCCGCGCCTCGACGGGGCACACGGTCACGATCACCGCAAATGTGACTTGCACCGAGTTGTCTAATGACGGCACAGGCATTTTTACGCTAAATAACGGCGTGACGCTAACCGCAAATGTCACCAGCAAATCGACGACTGTAACGCGCAACTGCCTTCAGTTCACCGCCGCATCACCTTCGGTGGGAACTATTGTCGGAAACTGCACAGGCGGAACGGTGTCCGGTGCAATAGGCGCAAACAACACATCAACAGGGACTCTTAACATCACTGGCAATGTCACCAGCGGCAGCGGCGGCAGTTCAAACGGGGCAGCTAATAGCGGCACTGGGACTCTTAACATCACTGGAAATGTCACAGCAGGCCTCGGTGCGACTGGTGCAAATAATAGCGGCACAGGCACTCTCTCCATCACTGGTAATGTTGCCGCTGGGAGCACCGCTAATGTCCACGGAGCAAGCAATGGCAGCAATGGCACGCTCACTATCACTGGAAACGCAACCGGAGGGAGTGGGACTAATGGCCACGGCGCAAACAATAATAGCAATGGCACGCTCACTATCACTGGAAACGCAACCGGAGGGAGTGCGATTTCCTATGGAGCGAACAATAGCACCACGGGAACGATCACTATCACTGGAATTGCCACCGGCGGAACTGCCACAAATGCTTCTGGAGTTAATAACGCCTCCACGGGAACCGTAAATTTAGGCCGGGCAAAAGGCAACGCCTACGGGCCGGGCAACACCAGCGGCGTCGCTGCGGCAGTCGGTGCGTCAAACGCTGGACTCGGCGTCATCGAAATTCAAGAACTTGAATTTGGCCAATACGGAATGAACCCAACCAGTGGCACTGGAATCCGCCTCAAAAAAGTCAGCACGAATCAAGCCATATTCAACTATGTCGATGCTGGCTCAGCAAAAACCTTGGTGGACGCCACGCAAGGTCAGATGCCTGCCGTCACCGATGTCCGCACCGGAGTCAGCTACGCCAGCGGAGCGTTGACCGGCATATGCGCCGTCCCAGCCGCCGCCAGCGTTGGCTTCGGCGTCCCCGTCGATGCCACCACCGGCACAGCAGCTCTCACGCCTGCGAGCGTGTGGGATCATTTACTCTCAGCAATCACCGCAAGCAGCACAATCGGAACGCTTCTTAAAACCAACATCGACGCAACAATTTCAAGCCGCTCAACATTGACCGCCGCGAATGTGAGGACAGAACTCACGCCAGAACTGACCGAGATTGGCGAGATCTATGCAATCCACGGCTTAGATATCGCAAACGCGCTCACGGTCACGCCAACGCTCCGCTCGGCGGGAGCTATCACGCAGGCGATCACCGGCGACGGAACCACGAGCACGATAGTCACGCGAGTCTAACGCATGATTGCTTCCCTGCTAATCGCAACGCAGGGCTTAATGCCAAGCCCGACGCCGCTATCCATCGGCGTGCATGGCTTGTTGTTCGTTTCGGTAGTCCCTCCAGTTCCTATCACTCCGACCGATCTGCCTGGCGGTGGCGGACGGCGTGACGAGCGAAAGGTAACGCTCTACGCTCTCGGCAACAGACTGCGATATTCGGTCGGCAGCGTCGATATAAGCGCAGGCACGCGGATAAATGTAACAGGGAGCGCATTTAATTCTTGCACGTCCGACGCCGCGCTTTCGATAAGCGCAAGCACAACAGCAAAAGGCAACCGCAACCATACCGGCACGGGCCGCGCAGGCATCTCAATTTCATCTACGTTCAACGTTGTTGGATGCGAAGAAGAGAACGAGTTGGAAGTTTATTTGATGGCACAGGCGGCGATGGAATTGATGGACAGCATTTGACATTTGCGCCCTCGCATGGATGTCATCGAAGGCGTTTCAATTATTTCAATCGGCGAAGCAAAAGGCCACGGGCTATACGTTGACGAGCAGACTTTGATGGAAGTCAAAGAATGCGCCGAGTCATACAAGGGCGGCGTCAAGGTCAATCTAGACCACGGCGCAGGCATTAAAGATATCGTCGGATTTGTAAACAATTTCCGCATCGTCGGATCGCAACTCTTGGGCGATCTAAACCTTCTTCAAACATCGCCCATGCGTGATTACGTCTTGGAGATTTCAAGCAAACTCCCCGACACGTTCGGAATCAGCATCGCATTCAGCGGGCCTATCCGCGAAGTGGATGGAATGGACTTCGCAAGTTGCACCGAACTCTACAGCGCCGATCTCGTGCAAACACCAGCCGCAAATGCGACCGGGCTTTTCAGTTTTACCGCCAAGCAAGTTGACAAATTTTTCAAA